AAACTTGCTTTCCTTTCCCCTCCGAACCGAAGAGGCCAAGATGATTGGGGCTGAATTGATTGCCCAGAATTGGCCTGCATCCCTGACCGCCTTTGCCATTTGCTCGATGCTTGGGGCTGTATAAGTGGCAATGCCCTCAATCCGAACATCCCCCGGACATAGAACAATCACATTATCTTTGCCTAGTTCCCTTGCGGCTTCTTGGATGATTTTAAGCGGATTATGGTAGGTATTTTGCGAAACCCCGAATGGGGCAATCAGGTGATATTTTTCTGGTAGCCCAATCGCTCTTTCACTACCAAGCCTATCTATAACAATGTTTTCCCTGTCTGCTCCCTTTATGTCATTATGGGAATAGACAAACTCTCCCCAAGATTTTCTGCTTTTTCTATAATCAACATATTTATTGGGCCATATTTCCAGCTCAAGAATATCGGCATCAAAAGGGGTTGCTCCTAGTGGTTGGGCATAGGAAACCATATCAAAAATGCCGTGGTAAATCTCAAGGCAATCAAACAAAACTCTATGCCCCTTGTCGGATAAAAACTTACAGGCAGGCAGGCATCTTAAAATGTCGCCTAGCCTTTGGGAATATTTTATGATTTTAGGTTGCATCATCCACCACGCTTCTGTCTTGAACATGAGTAAAATAGCGATTCAGCCTTACAGGCCCGTGAGTTTTTTGTAGTTTCTCCCAAGATTTCAGAAGCTCCGCATAGCCATAAAAATCTTCCTTAAACTCTACTTGCGCTGGAACAGAATAGGCGAAGTGGTCAAAAACAAGCCCCATCTCCTCGGTGACTCCCCTTGGGATTCTGATCGGCTGGTGATTCAGGATGGGTGGTTCGTGGCTGGCAAACTCAATGCCCTCGCCCCACTTCCATGCTCGATACCATTCGTAAGGATAACACCCAAGCCCGGAGCGCGAAACGACAACCTTTTTCCCTATGTGATAATTGCAAAAGAATTGAGCGGCGGTTCCGGGCGTTCGATCAATCAAAAGCCTATAAACATCCTCCATTTGTTTTTCTGTCCAAAACTCATCAGCGTCCTGTTCCATCACAACCCCGCAATCCACCCCTTCCAATGCCCTTCGTATCATCTCAATCTTTCCATCGAAAGGCTTGTTTTGGTATTGGAACGATACCTTTGGATGTTTTAGGTTTTTAAGATATTCATGCGTCCCGTCTATTGAAACAAAATCCTTGTGCCACTTAGCCGGAACTTCCTTGCACCAGCGAGTACAATTTCTAGGGTTGCTAACTCCCTCGACAATCCTCCATTGCCAAGGAATAGTCAGCTTTTGGTAGGTTTCTAGCTTTTTGCTTATGAATGGCTCGCCATTCAATACAATTGTGAAAATGGTTAGCATTGTGTAAGAACCGTTGCCCAAACAACATCATCGTATCTTTTTATGATTTTAATTTCATAGGCTAGTTTATTGATTCCGCTTTCCCACATCGTCTCTTTTGTTTCTAGTCCGGCTTGAACAATATTATAGCCATTCATTGACATATCCCTCGGATGATCTCTTTTTTCCTTTGCCCATTTCTGATAAAGCGATTCTGGCCTATGTGATAGAACCCCGGCAAATTCGGCCCTTCTTTTTAGACAAATATCCTCTCCGCCCCAAACCTTGTAATGGCTTGGGAATCCATTGCACTTTTCATAAGCCTCGGCATAAAAAGCGCATAGTGATCCTATCCCGCCATCATACCCGTGAAGCTCAAGAAAGCCTTTGTTGTAGTGAAAGAATTCGTCCGGCAATGGTTCTATCGGAATTTCATAATCCGTATTGCAATGAACAAATAAAAACGATTTGTCGTCAGAGGCGGCGACTTGAAAGCCTGCGTTGTATAAAAGCCCCCTGTTCCATTCCTTTTCATCAGCTTGCTCAATTACATAGATTTTATAGATAACCCCAAGATTCTCTTTCATCAAAAGGCGGATATTTTTTATCCATTGCGAAAGCTCTTTTTTCCTAAACGACTGATCCCCGATTGCCCTATGCGCCGCCATCCAAGCTATTTTCATTTCCTAAAGATAGCACTTCCATTCCTCCAAGATTGCTCCTCCCACAAAAGATCATGCCCAGATGTTTTTAGCCATTGATAATTGCCATAATTCTTAATGTCGTTTGTGTCGTCTAGGGCGATGATTCCTCCCTCTTTTAGCTTTGGGAACCAAACCATAAAGTCAGCCCTTCCAGAAAAAGCCCCGCCATCCAATAAAAGAAAGTCGGCCTCATCCTTAATGGTTGGATGCCCCCAAGTATATTTTGCCGCAACCCTAAAATCTTCCCTGTGCCATTCAATAATTTGATCGAGAGGATATTGATTTAGCTTGGTTTGGGTTGTCCTATAAAAATCTTCCACGGCCTCTAGGCTCATCCACATCATCGGATTGCTTGAAAGCCAATTAACCGCCAATCCTCCTTGCCTTGAATCTAGGTTATACTTATGTCGGCCTATGCGGTCTGGATGAATTTCGAAGCTGAATAGCTCCCTTGTTTTGATGCATTGGGTTGAGCCATCCCCGGTTCCTCCGCCTATTTCAACGCCAAGAGAAAGCCCCTCGCTATACTTTGCTAGGGCTTGGCCGAATGGGTCTTTTAGTGTTATTTCTTGCACTTGGCCTTTTTAAATTCTGCCGTGTATTTAAGGGCTTTCACAATTACATAATTGATGACTGCTTCCTTGTCCTTGGCAAGCAATTCCATCCCGATTTCAAAAAGCTCCTTCTCTGCTTTTTCATCATACTCAACATCAACTAAAACATATTTTGTTTTATCGAGGCGAGATTTGCCAAGAGTGATAATTCCAAGGCCTTTTGGATCGCTTGCCTTGGCCTGCCTAATGCCAAGAATCGGCTTTTCTTTTTTCATAGATGGCTTTCCCCTTTTCATAGAACTCAGGCTTATTGTGGTTCTTTATTAGATCATCCGGCTTGCCGCCTGTAAATAGCGGGTTTTCGTGTTTGAATTGAATATGTTTTGCCTCAATCACAACTCCATCACTATAAGCCCTTTCTGTAAATTCGTTGTCGGAATAAATGCCATCGCTTTCTTGATAGTCTGGGTGGAACATATAGCCCCCCTGCTTTTCGAGCCTCTTTTGCGTTAAAATCGCCATGCAGAGGAGTTTGTCGGTTCTAAGGCCATCAGATATTGCCAATACTTTCTCCTCATTTGTAGCCCCAATAGCGCTCGAAATTAGGGCATCCCAATGTCTTGGGGGGCTCCAATCATCGCTCATTTGAATAAGAATGTCCCCTTTTGCCTGTTTTGCTCCATAGTTCCAAGCGTTCACAATCCCACCGGGGTTGGCTCTTAATGCTTGATGGGGGGTGTAATCTTGGGGGTCATTGTGATCGACAACAAAAAGCCATTCCACTTCCAAGGGATTTTTTGCCAGCATGAGCCATTGTTGCCTTCTTCCCCATGCAATCTGCGGCCGTCCCTTGGTTGCATGAATGATTGAGATTTTAGGGGTCGGCCTAGACTTTTTGATTTTCTCTGCCTCCTTCTTTTTGCCAACACAAACAGAGGCGGTTTCGTAAATGTCCAAACATTGCCATTGATAGATTGCTTCGACTAGGTTCCAATAATGGGCAGTTGGTCTTGGAAGGCTCATCGCCGACCTTGCCGACCCCCAAGCCTTAATCCATTGCCCCCTTGCTGAATATTCAATGGCTAGCCAATAGTGAGCCTCCCTTCGATCCGGCTGAATCGCCACGGCCTCCCCAAGATATTTTAGCTTTTCCTGATTTGTTGGGGCGCATCGTCCCATGTTGCAAAGAACATCATACCGAAGCGTATCCTCTAGCTCTGGAAACTGAATCGCCAGCTTGCCATACTTCAAGCAATCCGCCCAATTCTGGGTAAGAAAATGCTCTTGTTGGGTATAGTAAAGGGCGTTGGGGGTTGGCTCTAGGGTATCTTTTAAAATTGTGAAATTTCTATCTGCCGAGGTCTTTTTATAGCCCTTGGGATTGTGAACCCTAACAACCTTGTCTATCCCGAAAATCTTTGATTGATCCTCGGCCACAAGCATTTCGTGGACTCGGTTCTTCCACTTGCATTTTCCTTTTAAAGAAACCATCTCACGAAGGGGGATGAGGCCAGCGTTAGCCACAAAATATCTAAATGCGATAAGCTGTGCGTCCCTTTCCTCTGCCTTGGTTATAGCTTCATCAATTACTGCCTCTGCCCCCGGTTGCATCTCATCATCGGCATCCACCCACATTGCCCACTTCTCTGAACAGGCTTCTAGGGCTGTATTTCTTGCGGTTGCAAAGTCGTCTATATGAGGCCAATCCGTTCTTTGATTCTTATAATAAACAACTCTAGCCCCGTGAGCCAGTGCAACCTTTTCCTCCTCGGCTGTCGGATTGCTCCCCCCAGCCAAGCAAACAACAAACTCCTTCGCAATGGGCTTGAAGGAGTTAAGGCATCTTTGGAGATATTCGGCTTCATTGCCGCCACAAATAAGATAAACAGAAAGAGGATTTTTCATTCTAGGATTTCAAGAGGGGATTTATGTCAATTCATGGAAAGAAAGAGGGGCTAGAGTTTTTTAGGCTCTAGCCCCCCAAGGAACCACACAATCTATGCTTTAGGCGAAGCTGGTGGTGATACGAACCCCGGCATTCGCATCAATGAGCTTCTCAGCCGTGTTCATACGAACACGAAGCACATTGCTACGGCGAGCTTCATCACGATAGCTCTCGGAGACGAAGCCTCCGGGGGCATCAGCCGACCAGACCAAGGTGCGCCCGATACCGCCAGCGGTGAACTGACCGCTCTGCACATTGGCAACGGTGATGAAGGTGTTGGAGAACACGAACCCACCAGAATAAGCTTTGTTCTTGTTAGCGGAGTTGATCGCCGCGCGACCAACGAGAACCCTTTGGACTCCCAGAGCCGCCGCGATTTCAGCCTCGGACAGCAAGCGGGAACCCGTGTCGGA